CGTAGCAATAACAAATAAAGTTAATTCTAATTTTAGCACACTTGGTGATGTAACTGTAGGAAGCAAATTAAAATTACCTACAAACACTGCAAACAAAATATTAATCGCAGACGGAACAAGTTTTGAAGAAGTAGATATGTCAGGCGACGCTACAATAGCATCTGGTGGTGCTTTAACTCTTGCTAATTCAGGTGTATCAGCAGCTAGTTATACAGCAGCAAATATAACTGTAGACGCAAAAGGTCGTGTAACAGCTGCTTCTAGTGGCTCGGCAGGCGCTTCTGCTGGCTTTGTAATTGCAATGTCGGTTGCACTTTGATATAAGGAGAAACCATGGCACAAGATTTTGAAAACGTAAAAGCAAGAAATATAGGCACAAGTGCTTCGACTTTACTTACAGCCAACTCTGACGACGCTCTTATTGGTATTCGTGTTGCTAACGTTGTAGCGCAGACAATACAAGTAGATGTGTTTATTTCTAGTGGTGGTAGTGATTATCACTTAGCCAAAGGAGTAAGCATACCTCAAGGGTCAAGTATGGAGTTTATTGATGGTGGTGCTAAAGTAGTATTACTATCTGGAGACGCTGTAAAAATTAAGTCTGACACAGCTAGTTCTGCTGATTGTTGGATGTCATATATTGATAGCATAAGTACATAGGAGGGTAAATGGGTTATATAGGACCGGCTAATACTGATCAGTTTAAATCCATGTCTACCCAGACTATTACTGGGGATGGATCTGCAACTACGTTTACATTAACGACACCAGTTGCTAACTCATCAGAAATAAGATTTGTTGTAAATAACGTTGTACAAAAACCAGATGTAGATTACACTGCAAGTGGTACACAATTATCAACAGGATCAAACGTGCTAGCAGGATCAGATGCAGCGTATGTTGTAAACATAGGTGCAGCTGTAGGATCACAAACACCGGACACAGGTAGTGTAGACCACACAGCTATTTCATCGTCTTTTAACGGTATGTATTTAAACTTAGCAACTGTAACATCTACAATCACAGTAGCTGCATCACAGAATGCTTTTCTTGCTGGGCCAGTAAACTTTACTAACACTGTAACAGTAGAAGGAAC